CCAGAGCCACCAATGGGGCCGGTGTTGTTTGCGCCCTTGATCTGCACGTAGAAATTGTCGGTAGCAATGATGCCGATGTAGTCGAGGCCGGCGGCGGTTGGGCTGTCGGGGTGGAAGTCGGTGTACGCCACCGAATCTCCTGGAGCGCCGCTGACGATCTTCAGCTGAACTTTGGCCAAGCATGCGCTGTCGGCGAGGGTCACGCTGCCGCTTTGCGAAGTAGAAGTCACCGACATGCGGCTTTGGGTAGTGGTACCGGGGACACCAGAGGGCGTGGCGACATCGAGGTCAACGGCGAGAACAACAAACACTTCACGGTTCAATGGATCAAGTGAGAGGTTGACTTGATTTTGTTTGAACGTGTTAGCTACGTCTTCTTCAATTTCAAACGATACGGCAACGATTTCAGAGGTCTTCTTGAGAGCCATGCGACACGCCAGCAAGTCATGGTGTATAAATTACACTAAGTGCGGCTATCCAACCAGCACCTTCTTCTTCTCATGTCTCATCGGCGGGACGATGCTTTGCAGGCCCAAGATGCTGATGGGCTACTGCAAGACTTACTTATGCATACATACTTATAGTGCAACTCCATCGGGAGGTTCATGGGGACAAACAAAACCATCAGCCTCGACGAGGATACCGCCAAAATTGCCGACCGAATGCCCAACTTTAGCCGCTTTGTGCGGCAATGTTTGGTGAGATACGCCTCCGAGGCGGTCTCAACGCCTTTGGACGGCGACGAGCACCTTCACATCGCCCCTCCTGGTGCACGTGTGTGGGGAGAAACGAAGGACAAGTGCAACCCGTTGCACAAGAACGGCCGGTGTCCGATCTGTTGGGGGCGGTTCTGATGGCGAAGATCAACACGTTCTTTTGCGACTGCGGCAAAACTCTCGGTCGACCGGCCAACGCCATGCCCGAACTCGATGCGAAACCGATCTACAACGTCGTGCCCTGGCATGCCCGCCCTGGCGACGGCGTGATTCGTGGTCTTCGATGCGGCAAGTGCGGCCAATGGTGGGACTTCATCGAACCGAAACAATGGCCGGACTACGCCGACGTGCGAAAGTCATGCGCCCCAGGTTGCTCCGCTCACGATCACTTCAACGGCCGGTGCTGATCGTGTGGGCGAACTTCTGCCGACGTTGTGATCGTGTGTGGATGTCGATCGTCCGACGCAACGGTCCGACGTGCAATCAATGCGGATGTCGGGTTTCCTGGCGCAACCAATTCGAGGCGGCCCAGGATGAATGAGAAACAACGTGAACTCCTCCACGTCGTGATGGAGATGATCTCCGGCACGTGCGACAACATGACCGAAGACCCGTATCATGCACCGGCCAAGTGGCTCCTGGAAAATTGGTGGGCCTCGTTGAACGCCGTCCTCGAACTCGATCAGAGATAGGGGATCATCGAGATAGCAAGTTGAACAGTTTCGAAGCCACCGACAAGGCCGAGAGTGAGAAAGGACACCAGCACGTTGAGGCGAACCAAGCCTTCGAGGTTGGACTCCTTCTCCTGGCGTCGCTCTTCTCGCTCCATGAGCCAGGAGGCAAACCGTTGCGTCCGAGATGCGGCAAGAGCTGTTCCGGATTCGGGCGTGAGCTCTTCCTGGGTGTTTCCGGTTTCCGTCATTTCTTCATCTCCTTCTTGGTTTGCTTGTGAGCGGCTTCGAGGATTCGCATGTGACCGTTCTTTCCGCCCCATCCTTTCCTCATTTTGCCGTTCTGGAGCGTGTGCTTGGCCTTGATCGCCTTGTAGTTGCGAGAGTACGCCCTATTGTAAGCGGACGGACGTCGCTTGGGCTTGGAGGCCTCTTGGGGCTCATCGTTGGACATCAGAAGGGAAAGAACTGGAGCCATTTCGGGATTCATCGCCGCCAAGAGGGCGATGAGTTGCTCGTTCGATACCGCCACTGTATCAGCCTCAGCGGGAGAGGACTTCACTTTGCACCAGGGCGGCGTAGATGTCAGCGTCGGCACGTGCTCGATAGCCCCACATGCGACCAGAGCCACCAATGGGGCCGGTGTTGTTTGCGCCCTTGATCTGCACGTAGAAATTGTCGGTAGCAATGATGCCGATGTAGTCGAGGC